CAGACATCCAAGCGCGCAGCCAGATGTTTGGTGCCGTAAGTTCCGCCGCAATGAGCGGCTATAGAATAAGTCAGATCGTGTAATGAAGGTTCCAACCTACGACGCGCAATTCCAGCGGCCACGCAAGGGCCAAGGCTTACCGATCACGGCCCAGCTAAATGCTTCAGCGATGACGGCACCCGCACGCGCCTTTACCGACAGCAATCTAGAGTTTGCGCAGACTGGCAAAAAGATTGCGGACTTCGGATTTAAGAAAGCCGAAATCGGCGCTGAGAGTGAGGCGTTACGTGCGCAGAGCGCATTGCAACTTGAGCTGGCCGACCTAGAAACGCAAACACTGAAAAATCCAAATATGTCTGCAGCGGAGCAGCAGTACCGCACAGGCAGCAAGATCCTCATCGATAAATACAGCAAGACGCTGTCTAACAGCCTAGCGCGGCGATCGTTCGCCGCGTCTGCAACAAAGGTGCAGACGCAGGGATTGCTGTCGTTTACGAAATTAAATAACGCGCGCGTGGTTGCAGCGGCAGAAGCCAATCTCACTGTAGACACAGATTCGTCAGTAAAGATTGCCGCAAATCTATCTTTAGGTCCAACGGCTCGCATATCTGCTGCGGTGTCAGGACAAGTGCGCATTGGTGACTCCTTGGGAGATATCGGCGCAGAAGAAGTGCAGAAGCGCAGCGAGGTCTACTATGAGGATCTGGTAGAAAACACGCTTGCCGCCCACATAAACGCGCCAGGCGCAGACGTGATGACAATCGTGCAGCAGTTTCGTGAGGGCAATTTAGCCGACACGGTTCTGCAAAGCGCCGCAGCAAACCTGACGCCTGAGAAATTAAGCGACATTGCCAACGATGCGACCAAGCAAGCCAACAACATAATCAAGCTGCGGACGAACCTGCGCGAGCAGAAGGAAGAGCAGGACAACCAAGCGAACGACGCTCTGCACAGGTCAATCGTGAACGTGGACCGCGACGACCCCGAGGCTGTTGAACAGGCTAGAAACGATTTGGACCGGCTGCTTTCGGCTGGTTATTTCACGAAGCCGTCACAAGTGGATGCCTTGCTGCGTAGCCTAGAATCTGAGTCCGAAGGCGGCGCGTTCCCGAAAAAGTCTGCAGCAACCGACGATGCAGAGGCTGACCTAGAAGAAAAAGAAAGCCTGAACCAGCTAAGTTACGAAGAGCTGTTGGCGAACAAAGACAAAGTGACGAGGCAGTGGTACACGGGCATGCTCAACACTTTGGAGCAAGAGCGCGGCGAAGCTGAAACAGACGCTATCAACGAGTTCAAAGCGACGTTCAGATATACCGAGTTGGCTGATAGAGAGCTGATCGGCACGCCATCTCGACAAGCATATCTCCAATCAACGCGCGACATCCGTCGCTTTATCCGAGCCAATCCCGGCGTTTCGTATCAGGATGTTATGGCTGAAGCGGATCGTTTAATTAAGCTGCAGAAACCGAGGTTCGAAGCACAGTTTGAGCAATTCAAAACACAATCATTGATTTCGGGGTATTCGTTACTCACCCCAACGCTGAAAGGTAAAATTCCAAACCCGGCGACAGCAAGCCTTGAAGAAGTGCAGAAAGCGGTTGCTGCGCAATTAGCAGCGGGTAGCCCCGACATGCTGCTGCTTGGTTTCAACAACACGCTAAACAAAGCATTTGACCTGCGGATATTTGATTGATGAGCAGTTTTGACGACATGACTGACGAGTATCAGGTCGCCGCGTCTGTCAGCCAGACGGACTTTTCGCAGCTTGGGATAGACGACTTTGCCAACGTTGAGTTCGACAGCGACGGCGCACCGCATGGCATGGTCATGGGCGTGCCTGTCGCAATCAATCAACCTGCACCAGCACCGCAGATTGAAGCGCCCACCACACCAATAGAGGCAGGAGTACCTGCAGAGGCGGAAGAGGCACCAGATCAAAGCATCTTCAGAAAAATAGGCGACGTTGGATTTGCGCTCGATTCAATTTTCAGCGGTCTTACTTCAGGTGTTGTTAAGTTCGTTGCCAATACCGCGAGCGGACTTGGACTTGTTGACCAGGACAAGGTTGATCAATTTACTAAAATGATGGATGAGGCGAGTGACGTGGCGTTTGAGGGTCGCCCCGGCGCTAAGGTCTTAGGCGCTGCCGGTAGTATGACCGGACAGTATGTTTTGCCAGCGGTGACTGGTTTCAAGGCGCTACGCGCTGTTGGCGCTTCGCCGGTGTTAGCCTCTGTCGTTGCGGATAGCCTGACTGGCTATTTCGGCATTTCGCCAAACGACGAAAACATTTTCAATATGATTTCTGAGGACACCGCTTCGCCAGCCGCTGCTGCGGTGCGCAATTTGTTGGCGACAGATCCCGATAGTTCTGATTGGCAGAACCGCGTCAAAACCGCTGTGGAAGCGTTGGCGTTTCTTGGTGGCAGTGAGGCGCTGATTCGCGCGGTTCCTGCGGCGGTGAGAAAAAGTAAGGAGCTTCTTAAAACTGATCAGGGCCAGAAGATTGCTGACCTTGTTGGGCAAATAACTGCCGCTGGTGGCTCCGCAGCACGCGGCGTTGACCAGGCGCTCGATCGTGGCGTTGATATGATAGGCGGCGGCAACACGCTGGGCATGGGCGTTGGGCCTGTGCCAAAAGACCCTGTCTCTGTGCCAAAAACGACTGTCTCCCTGCCAGAACAGTCACGCATGGTAAGCGCCAGATTTCCGACGGGCGCACGTCGATCAGAAGACCCCGTGGCCTCGCAGCTAAACATTGGGTACGAAGCAGTATCTGCTGATCCAAAGGTCTTACAGCGCAACACAGATATTCTGAGAATTTATCCCGGTGCGCGCGCTGATGCGTCGGCTGATCCTGTTGAGTTTGCAGGTCAGTTTGTAAATGACGCAAAAGAAAATTTAATTTGGCTACACAACCGCGTGCCGGAGCAAACGCGCCAGCGATCTAAGCTCTGGTACGCTGGCGCCAACAAAATTTCGCAGGAGTTCTCTGCAAGATTTAATGTACCTGATACATCCGTTGCGGGCGTGATGGCTGCGCTGTCTCCGCAAAAAGATTGGTTTGTGAATGTTTCGCTTGCCGAGCGCACACTCGATATTCTGACAAACCAAAGGTCTTTCCAATTTAGCGATGACATGGCTCGTCGCATGGAAGAGGTTTTCTCTGGCGATAAATACAAAACCTTGCGTGAAGCAATGTCGGGCAAAAGCCTAGACGATCTTGCGGAGCCAGAAATGAAGGCGTTTTTTGTTCGCCTTTATGACGAGACATATAACGACAGATCACATCGCGTAATTATGCCGGAAGGCGATTTTGGTGATGTTGTTATGACTGATAAGGGACAGCCCAGTGGAACTGGCTGGGGGTCGCTTGTCGAAATATCTAAAGCTGTGCGCGCATACGAAAGTAATGGTGATCGCGCTTTGATGACCGACATACTTGGCTCAAAGCATAAAGTGCGCAGTTTCTATAACAACATCATTGAGCCTAATAGCGCAAACGGCGATGTAACAATTGACACGCACGCCGTTGCTGCGGCGCTGTTGCGTCCTTTGTCTGGGGCAAGCCGAGAGGTGCATCATAATTTCGGCTCAACCCCGTTGAAGGCCAAACAGCCGGAGGGCTGGCAGGCTTCTGCAAATTCATCTCTAACGGGTGTGCAGGGGACATATGGTCTCTATGCGGAAGCATACAGACAAGCTGCTGAAGAGCTGGGGATATTGCCGCGCGAGCTGCAATCTATAACTTGGGAGGCGGTGCGCGGTATGTTTACGGGTCGCTTTAAAACTGCTAAAAATGTGCAGGCTATAGACGACATTTGGCGCAGCTATAGCAACGGAGATTTGTCGATTGACGAAGTCCGACAAGCCGTTGAACAAGCAGCAGGAGGTATCAATGCTCCAGCATGGCAGTGATGACGTAGTTACGTTGATGAAGCGTATGGGTCTTCCGATGGATCGAGAGACGTATCTAGACCTCGCCTATTTTGGCAATCCACCGGAAGAGCTGACCGCTGAAGAAGAAGCGGAATTACCGGACCAATTTAAGCAAGAGTAATCTTGCTTTGTGAAGAAACAAGGCGCCTTCGGGCGCCTTTTTTATTGGAATAACGCATGGCAATTTCAGAACAAGCAGCCGACGCTTCGCGTCGGGGCGGCACCCTTGCGCCTGATGACGAGGGCGTACAGGTCGCTGGTCTGGTTAGCGAGCTGTTTCAAATGCTCGGCAAAGCACCACGACGTGCGGACGAGGGCGTGCCTACGTCGGTCGAGGAAGGCATTGCGCTGCCGAAGCGTGAGCTGGGCGAACCTGATCCATACCAGCAGCGGCAAGAGCAGCTTGCGCCGAGGCTATTGTCGACAGAAGGCCAACAGCGATTCGACGAAGCCGGTGGCGTAGCCACAGACGCAATCAATCCGCCACCAACGGTTGAAGCCTTGGACGCGCTTGATGCAGATCCGGTTGCCGATGTTGTTGGTGACGCACAAGCCGCACTGCGCCCTGGCGCAGGCGAGGCTGGTGCAGCCGATAACATAGACGCCGCTGGTGTTGTTCGAGCTACGGAGCCAGAGCGGGTCAGCAACTTTGTGCGAAGCGGCGAAGACGGTCTGGACTTCAATTTTCAAAACTTAAAAACCGGCGACGACGTCAAGAACATGTTCAACGAGGTCAGCGAGATTTACGCTGACCCGACTGAGGCAGCAAAGCGCGGCGTAATCGGTCACGGTGAGACGCTTGATAGAGCTGAAGAGCTACTTGCTGACGAGCTGGGCTTTACCCGGACCATTCTCAAGCGCAAGACCGGCGAGCTGCTCAACGCTGAGCAAGCCACTGCCGCGCGCATTTTGCTGGTCCGATCGGGCGAGCGGCTGACCGACTTGGCGCGAACGATACGCGACGGCGCTGACGATTCAGCCACCCTGCTGAATTTTCGCAAACAGATGGCAATCCACGCCGGCATACAGATGCAAGTCAAAGGAATGCAGACGGAAATTGCGCGCGCATTGTCTGCCTTCAACATTCCGGCCAGCGCGCGAACGGCAGAAGCACAGGCGCAAGCAGCGGCAGAGATATTGCGCTCGACTGGCGGCGCAGGCGAAGCAAAACGCCTTGCAGCAGGCTTGTTGCGCGCAGCAGAGGAGGGCGGCAACAACCCGTCAGCGGCAATTCATGCGTATGCTTTTCGCGGCTACCTCAGTAAGGCTAACGGCGTGTTCCAGGAAGTGTACGTCAACGGTCTGTTGAGCTGGACCTATACCCACGTCAAAAACTTCTTCGCCACGCCCGTTTTCATGGCGTACCAGACAGCCGAGGAAGTGCTGGCCGGTTTAGTCGGCGGCGTCGAGCGCGGCATTGGCAAAGGCGTAAGCGCGCTCACCGGCGCAGATATGTCAAAGGGGTATGGCCGCGCTGGTTTTGGCAGCACCGCTGACGGTGTGTATGCCGGACAAGCGATGGCGCGCGTCTACGGTTGGAGCCGTTCGACTAAGGATGCTCTGATTACCGCAGGCAAAACCTTTAAGTATGAGCAAGGCGCGGACGCTCTAACAAAAATCGAAGGTGGTCAGCTTAAAGCGATCAGCGCCGAAAATCTTAATCTGAGCGGTATGCCTGGTCGGTTTGCTGATGCTACTGGTAAAACCATCCGCATACCGGGCCGGGCTTTGATGTCCGCTGATGATTTCTGGCGCGTCTATAGTCAGCGCGGCGAGCTGTATTCTGAAGCATATCATTCCGCGATGATGGCGAGGTCGCTAGGAAAGACTGATCAGGAAGCTCTTGATAACGCAGCGATGGTCATTCTTGATCCGCGCTCATATGCAAACCAGCTTGATGAGGCCGCGCGCTACAACACGCTCACGACCGACTTGGGTCTTATGCGCGACCTTACAAGCAACTTTCATAAGTATGTACCGTTTTTTGGCCGCGTCCTGCTTCCGTTTGTCAGCGCACCGACCAACGCAATTCTGCGCTCAATGGAACGCATGGGCGTGTCTGGTGGATACTTTAAAGATCCAGTCGCACGACAGAAGGCAATCGCGCGCGCCGGTATGGGCTTCGGCGTCATGTACACCTTTGCCGAATACGCATCGTCGGGACGTGTTACCGGGGCGATGCCGAAAGATGAAAATCAACGCAATATGCTGCCGCCAGGCTGGCGTCCGTATTCGCTTGTGTTTAAAGGCGACGACTGGCCGAAGGACGCAGACGGCGACGACTTGCCGATGTTTGATCCGCGCACCGGCGTTCCAAATGGCGCACTGACTTATGTGAGCTATGCGGGTCTTGAGCCGGTCGGCGCTATCCTTGGCATCGCAGCAACGACGGTTGAGCGTATGCGCCGCACCAACGATCCCGAAGCGCGAAACTCTCTTGCAACCAACGCGATCGCTGCGGGTGCGCAATACTTTACTGAAATGCCAATGGTTCAGATTATTGGCGAGATTGTTGAGGCGTTTGAAAAAGGCGATATCAGTCTGGCGCTTGAGGGGCCACTCAAGTCAGGTATGCCGTACTCGGCAGCGATTCGAGCTGGTGAGCGCGCAGTAGATCCCACGCAGCGCAGACCCAGCGGTGCCGTCGATTATTACACGCTAGAAGAGGTGCAAGGGATGCCTCCTGGCCCTGACGGCAACCCGCAATACGAGCTAGTCGGCACGATAAAAGGCACGGTAGGCGCCGGCATTCGTGATGCGTTGGCGCAGTGGAACTCGATGCTGAACGATCGCGTGATCATGGGCGGTGCCAGCGATGAGACGTCGGCGATCCAGTACGACGTATTCGGCGAAGAGCGCGAAATGGGTGTGCGGTTTGACGTCAATCCAGTGCTGGCTGCGTACAATCTGATCTTGCCATTCAATATCCGACAGGGCGAAGAGCCTAACGCGCTGCAGCGCCTGCAGATCACGCTCAACGGGCCGCTGCGCACTGCCAAGGAAGCAGCAGACGGCTTTGCCTTTAGTGAGGCGTTTCAGTCGGAGTGGACGCGCGCGGCAAAGAAAACAATCAGCGTGCAGAACCCGACGACAGGCACAGCGGAAACATTCACGCAGGCGCTTAACAACCTAGTCAGCTCGGTCGCGTTTATTAGCATGACCGAGAAGGAGCAACGCCGCGCCATGCGCGAGGTTGAAGACCGCTTCTACGACGCTGGCCTAGAGGTCGTGTTTGCCATGCCGGAGTATCGAGACGTTGCGCGCGCTTATCGCGACTTCATCACAATCAAGGACGTATACAACGAACAAGGGAAAATCAGGCGATGAGTGTCAGCTCAACCACCACAAAAAACAGCTATAGCGGAAACGGCTCGACCACCGCGTTCGCGTATGCGTTCAAAATCTTTGCCGATGCGGATCTTGAGGTCATCATTCGCGCAAGCACCGGGGCCGAAACGGTCAAGACGCTCACGACGCATTACACCGTCAGCAACGCCGGAAACGATAGCGGCGGCAATGTCACTTTTACTACGGGCAACACCCCGGCATCCGGCGAAACGGTTGTCATTCGCCGCAACCTGGCGCTGACGCAGTCAACCGACTATGTGGAAAATGATCCGTTCCCAGCCGAGTCCCATGAGGACGGCCTTGATCGCCTGACGATGGTCTCGCAGAATCTGCAAGAGCAGCTCGATCGATCGTTTAAGGTTTCGCGCACCACGTCAATTACAACGCCTGAGTTTGTGGATGATGCTACGGCGCGCGCGGACAAGCTGCTGGGATTTGCCAGTGACGGCAACAGCATCGAAGCTGTTACAGGTCGCGTCAGCAGCGTCAGCGTCAGCACGGTCACTCCGACCGCTGGCGCAGCAGGCAGTGCGACAGCCGCTTTCACGGCTAGTACCGGCGCCTTGGCGCTTGGCGTGCCGCAAGGCAGCACGGGTCACGCCGGCGTGTCGATGCAGTATTCGACCACCACAACTGACGCCGATCCGGGCGCTGGGTTTATCCGGCTAAATAACGCCAGCCTCGACAGCGCAACTATCATGTATGTGGACGACAGCGACGGCACCACCGACATCAGCGCATGGGTGCAGTCGTGGGACAATTCGACCAGCGGGTCAAAGGGCTTTATCACTATTTCCGGCAACCCAAATGCCGCCTCGCCTCTGGTTATATTTAAGGTGACCGGCGCTGTGACCGACGCGTCGGGATACACAAAAATCCCTGTCGCTTATGTCGCCGGCTCCACCAGCATCAGCAACAGCGCTGAGATCAGCGTGCAGTTTTCGCCAGCAGGCGATGGCGATGTCGCTGGGTTGGATTACACGTTCAGCACCACAACCGCTGATGCGGACCCCGGCACTGGCACGCTGCGGCTAAACCACGGCACGATCGGCAGTGCGAGCGCCATCTTCATCGACGACAGTGACGCAAACAGCGCAGACGTGAGTGCGTTTCTGCTGACGTGGGATGACTCCACCAACACCGGCGATCGCGGTCAGATTTACATAACGAAAAAATCTGCCCCGGCGAACTTCGCGATCTTTAAGGTGAGCGGTGCCAGCACCGACGCATCGGGCTATGTGAAGCTGGCGGTCACGCATGTGGCGTCGAACGGAAGTTTTGCCAACACCGATCCAATCGCGGTTGAGTTCAATCGAACCGGCAATGTCGGCGGCTCAATGGACACGTTTATCATGTCCGATGGGTCTACCACGCAGACGGTGAACGACGGTGAGACGCAAACCTTCGCAGCCGGCGAAGGCATCGATGTTGCAGTCAGCGCTACCAACACCGTCACCTATTCGGGTGAAGATGCGACGACATCAAACAAAGGTGTCGCGTCGTTCAGCTCTGATAATTTCGCGGTCAGCAGTGGTGCGGTCACAATCAAAGACGGCGGGGTCGTCACGGCTGAGATCGCAGATGACGCGGTCACATTGGGGAAAATGGCGCCAGGGACCGACGGTAACCTCATCAGTTATGACGCCAGTGGAAATCCGGCAGCGGTAAGTACAGGTTCGTCGGGGCAAGTGCTTACGTCGCAGGGCGCTGGAGCTGCGCCGGTGTTCGCGGCGGCTGCGGCTGGCGGCAAACTTTTACAGATTGTTTCGGCGCAAACCGATACGGCCGTCTCAAGCAACTCTGACACCCGCGCCGATACAGGTGTGACGGTAGCGATCACTCCGTCTGCAAGCAGCTCAAAAGTGCTGATCATCAGCAACATTCACTGTTCTGCTGGCGGTGGCCGAGCGGTTGGAGACCTCATCTTAATGCGCGGGTCTTCTGATCTGATCAATTATTCGCAACAGGCAAATGTGGATAACGGCATGGGCAATTTTAGTTTTATTTTCCTAGACAGTCCTTCAACAACATCAGCTACCACATACAAATTTCAGCAAACTCGTGTCGATCAATCGGGCCTCTTCGTCACGTCTAGAGACGACAGTAGTGGAGACGGCGTAAGCACGATCCTAGCGATAGAAATCGGAGCATAGAATGGCAAACAAAGCAGACGCATTACTGAGCCTCGCACCCGCCGCTGAGTGGGTATTAACCGGCGACACCATAAGGTGGGATAGCGACGATATTGATCAACCAAGCAACGCCGCAATCAACGCTGAGATCGCTCGGCTTGATGCAGCAGAGCCGTGGTCTGCGCTACGCGCCGAGCGCGACCGGCTACTGGCTGCGACCGATTGGTGGGCATTGCCAGACAGTCCGACGATGTCTGACGAGCAGACCGCGTATCGCCAAGCGCTGCGTGATCTTCCCGCCAACACAGACGACCCGGCAAATCCAAGCTGGCCAAGTAAGCCGTGATGTTTCGCGCGCTCGCCATAGCCGTCGTGTTGTTTCTCGCGACGACGCCGGTGCGAGCGGTCGATCTGGTGTGCGTTCAGAATGAGGCACAGATGGTCAAAGCTGCAAGAGAAGCTGGCGAGACACTGGTTTGGCTGGGTTCATCCAACTATCAGCAACCGTTTTGGTTTTTTGCTAACTGGAAAAACGAGACATACACGGTGTGGTTTCAATTACCGGATTCACGAATATGCACGGGTGGTGGTTATTTTGGTCGCATTCTTCAGATCGGGGGAAATCCAGCATGACGAGCGAAATGAAAAGCGGCCTTGATGTGGCCGCGGTCGCCGGTGGCTTTGGATCGTGGCTCGCGCTCCTGCCTGACGTCGCGGCAATCCTGTCGATTATCTGGCTGGCCGTTCGCATCTGGGAGACTGAAACCGTGAAGCGGTGGACACGGCGCGGCTGATGGAACTTGACGCGAGAATGATCCTGACGCTGGGCGGAATGCTCGTTAGTGTCGTGTCAGCAGCGGCCATCGTTCGCCAAAAACTGGCTACGGTGATCGAGCAACTTGCGGACACCGAGCAGCGGTTACGCAAAATCGATCAGCGCATTGATCTCCTCGACAATGGCGAGGCGGTGGTAAAGCAGCGGCTCGACATCCTCGCTAAGATGAACGCGCCTGATGTGCTGGAGCGCCGAAATCGGGAGGTTGCCAGCATGTTGTCCGACATCGCTTATCTCCGCGCGGAAGCAGCAAAAATGCACCACCTTCACAATGGTTCACACCCACCTGTGGCAAGCGAAAGAAAAGCAACATGATTGGAGCATTGCTGCCTGCCGTGTTGCCGCTTGTCAAAGATGTCGTCAGCTCGTTCCTGCCAGAAGACCCGAAGAAGCGCGCGGAAGCTGAGCGAAAGATTGAGGCGCAGCTCACTGAGCATCTTGCGAAGATTGACCTGGCACAGCTTGAAATCAATAAGACGGAAGCTGCCCACCGCTCAATTTTTGTTTCCGGCTGGCGTCCGTTCATCGGATGGTCATGCGGCGTTGCACTCTGCTGGACATATGTCGCTACGCCAATTCTGCACTTTATATTAGCGCAGACCGGAACCCTCGTTGCGCTGCCTGCGCTTGATATGAGCCAGATGATGCCCGTGCTAATGGGGATGCTAGGGCTAGGCGGACTTCGCACCTTTGAGAAGTATCGCGGAGTCAGCAAGTGAACCGCCTCTACCCGATCGATCAGGTGATGGTGAGCTTGCGCGAGGAAGAGGGTTGGTCAGCAACAGTATATCAATGCAGCGAGGGGCATTGGACAATCGGCTATGGTCGCAATGTAGACCCTCACACTGGCATCGGCATAACGCGCGACGAAGGCGAGTTCATGCTCCGCGCTGACGTCATGCGCACGATTGCAGAGCTTGATTCCGCCTTTCCTCAGTTTGGCGATCTAGACCAACCGCGCACAGCGGTGCTGATTGAGCTTTGCTTTCAGCTAGGTTTGCCGACTTTGCGCAAATTTACGAACATGCTCGCCGCGCTATGGTCTGGCGACAACGACCGCGCTGCCGAGGAGCTGCTAGACTCTCGTTACGCTCGCCAGGTGCCAGCGCGCGCTGATCGATACGCTGAGCGTCTGCGGTCGTAAACCACACCCGACTGGGTGCAGCCGGCGAACACATCGCCGCGGCCGCACTTATTTTAGAGGGCTGGTCGCCGTCAATCATCAACGCCGACGGCTTTGACATCATTGCCGTGCGCGATAGTGCGACCATGCGCGTGCAAGTGAAGGCAACGAAGAAGCCATTCGTGCCGCGTCAGTACCAATGGAGCTGCTCAGTCGGAAAGCAGAAGCGCCCATTGACCATTGCCGACTGTGATGTGGTAGCGTTCACCGCGCTAGATCTTCGGCGGTCAGTCTTTGTGCCGGTAGCTCGTGTGTGCGAGCAGCTCACCTTTAAGCTGCCGATCGCGCGGCTGCATGAAGCAGACATCGAACACGAAAGTCTCAGCGCCGTGACATTCGCATTTTAATGCGACCGTCGCAAAATCGACGCATCAAAAAAATAATTGTTTGCAAATCGATGCGCATCGATTAACCTTTTTGCACTGGCGGAGATCGGCAGATTTCTGCGGTGCAAGCGACTAAGTCGCTGATTTTATTGGCGTTGTGTTTTCGACGAGAAGGTACTTCTAAGCCGAATGTCGCAGGTTCGAATCCTGCCGGGCGCGCCAATAATTTCAATGACTTAGCAGAAATGCTAGGTCATTTTTTTTGGCCCCGTCGCAAAATCGCCGCGTTTTCTCTCCCAAAATTTGTCAGTCGCAAAATAGGCCGAATGTCATTTTGTTGTTGATATAGTAAAATAGAATTACTATATGTATTGAACAGGACGAGAAACCAAACGGAGAGAAAAGATGGAACGCACACAAATCACAGACGCATACGCGGTCGATACGCAAGGCAACGGACATTATTCAGTCGTCGCCTCCACCGCAGCGGGTAGTAATTTCATTCTTTGTCATGCGTTTGACGGCGAGGAAGCGGCAAAGGCTACCGCTTATAAGGTGCGGGACGCCGGGTCAATCGACGAGGCGCGTTGGGTTTTTTGGCGCACCACTTACGGGTCAGCGGCGTTTGAGGCCGAAGAGGCAGAAGCCGCTTTTTACGCTTCCGCCATCCGCAGCGGTTGCTCAGAAGACGATCCGAGCATCCCAGATAACATCCGCACTCTGCTCTAATCAACAGCCGGGGCTTCGGCCCCGGCACCAACAGGAGAGAGATGATGAACAACACACGCTACCTCGTAGTCGTCGCCGACAACGACGACGTCGCCGCTGTGAAGTGGGCCTTTCGCGACCGCGATGCCGCAGCGGCGATGCTCGCCGCCGAGCGCAACGCAGCGCCCCAGCAGACCTACATGATCGTCAAAGACGACGAGCGGAGGGCTGCACGATGAAGATCCGCACGACGAACACTCATCATGTCGCCGACGCACGTTCGCTCGGCGGTGGCGAGAGGAAGTTTCCGAAGACTCCAGCAGGCAAGCGCAAAGCGCAAGCACATCTGCGCAAGGTGCAAGCGGAGCATGAGAGGCTCGGCGCCTATACCAACGTAGCGCGCACGCCAGTTTTTAGTGATGCCGTCGAGATGTATCTGACGCACGAGTACCAGCGCGCCCTGCGTGGTGAGCTTGCCGAAACTCAGGTCAAGTACAAGCGCCAAGCGCTGCGTGTGATTGCTGGCCTGACGCACGTCAACAAGCCGGTCGCTGAGACGCGCCTCGCAGATATCTCAATCGGGTACGTTAAGAACAGCCTGATTCCGCAGCTTTGGACAATCAATAAGCACGAGACTGCCAAGAAAAAATACGGCACGCTCAAGCACTTTATGCGCTGGGCGGTCGAAAGCGAAATCCTCGTGACGAACCCAGCGCTGGTGCGGTTGCCGAAGAGGCCGAAGCTGGCTGCGCGCGCGGTCGATCGCATCAGCAAGCAGGCAGTCTCTGCTATCATTGACCACGCAGCGCCTCGCTATCGCCTAGCAATTACTTTTGCCGCCTACACTGGGTTGCGCGCAGGCGAGCAGCTCGCGCTGACTTGGGACGATATCGACTTTGATGCCGGTCTCGTGCGCGTCAACAAAGCGGTCAAAGCAGATCGTTCAATTGGCGAGCCAAAAACGGAAGGTGGACACCGCACGGTAGAGATTGCGGACACGCTGCTGTCGGACCTACGCGCGTGGAAATTAGCGCAGCCGATCGAGCAGCGGTCTAAAAACCTCGTGTTCCCGACGGCAGCAGGCGGAATCCATGATGTGAACAATTTGCGCGTGCGAGGTTTGACGCCAGCTTGCAAGGCGGCAGGCGTCGAGGTCATTCGGTGGCACGACCTGCGTCACTTCTTTGCCTCAGTGCTGCTGTTCGACGCCGAGCTGGGCGATGCCGTCGTGACGCAGCTTATGGGCCACAGCAACATTTCATTCACTTTGAGGCAGTACGGGCATTGGTTGCCCGAGGCTAGACGCGCTGGAAATATCAGCGCTAAACTTTCAACCGCATTCGGAGGGTAGAAATATGAGTAAAGAGAAGATTTTAAAGTTTGAAAAAGAACGCGAGCGTCAGACGGTCGAGCTAATAACCGAAGGTCCGTTTTTTGTATCGGACAGTCATAATGAAAATCGACGGGTCGCGCGTGCGACCAATAAGCAGTCCCTGATTCACAACTGGCTGCGCGCCCACAATCATATCATGCAGTTTCGTCGTGATTTTGAGACCAACAAAAAAAGAACAGACAGCGATGAGCTACGATTTTGGTACGGGTCATCGAACCGCATCGTGGTTGCTCTGGATCTCGTCTTCGCTGTGCTTGAGGAGTTGCAGCCTTCAATCAATTCGATAGCGAAAAACACGGGCCTGACGAGGCAAACTGTCAGCAAGATCATTAACGCCGCGCAAGAAGGCGGGTTCGTTGATAGCGAATTGGTGCCGAGTTTGCCATCGCAAAAGCTAATGGCTGATCAAGTGTATGATCTGGTAAGTGGCAGTGAGTTTCTGCGTTTTGGGCAATCGATTATCTTGCATGACGTTTTTAAAAATACGCCGATTAAGTAGGGGAGTGTTAAAGATTTACCTCAAGACTGACACGGCAAAAATGCAAAATTGAAATTTGTTGGTAAAATTTACCAACTACACAGCCTCTCTCGTTTGCGCAAAAATATGTGCCTAACGAGAGAGGTTTTTTTATGGAAATTAGAGTACACGACGAGGGAGAAGAGGGGTGGGACGTTGTCTTGCTTGACGACGGGGAATCACTGAGCTGGTCATTTGACCTTATAGCTGACTTTACTGGCGACAAGGCGGCTGCGTTTGCTGCTGACTTAGAGGCAGTGCTGCGCAAGCACGATCAGTACAGATAAGCGCGCCGCTTGGGAGCAACAACTAGGTCATAGGCATTATCGGTCACACGACGGTGAAACAGCCAGACCTCATCATTGTCTGCCATGTCCACATGCATCTGCAGAAATCGGCGGGTTGTCATGCGGAGCTTCTTCGCTGACTCCTGCGCCTGCGGTGTGAGAATCCATCGATCGAACAAGTTTCGAGATGGTTGCTGGTGCGCGATTGTGATGTAGCGCGTCATCGGTAGCGCCCTTTCATGCTGGCGTCTCTGATGTGCAGCGCCACGAGCTTGGTAGCCAAGTCAGGTTC